CCTGGACCGCTTCGTGAACGCATCCACCTCCTCCAGCACGCGGAGGTAGTGGTCGTGCATCGGGAGGCCAGCAAGCGGCCCCCCGTCCTTGACGGCAAGTGTCCCGGTCCCGTTGCCCGCCCCGACCAGGACGGGGGAGACCTCGTAGACGTCGTACTTCTGGTTGAGGTTCGCCGGACGGCCCGCCCACGTCCCCTTGGTCTGCTGGGCGACGTAGCCGAACGACCACTCCTGGAGGGACCCGAGGGCCTTGACGGTCAGGTAGGTGTCCCGCCCGTGGGTGGTGTCGGTGAGGAACTTGCCGGTCAGGACCCCGAGGTTCTTGCCGCCCTTCCCCTTGGCCTCCGAGATCGTCCCGAGGCCGGTGGGGAGCCGTGCCCCGCGCTCGGGCCAGGACGTGTGGCCGTAGGCCGAGATCGGGACCTCCTTGCCGACCGGGAGGGACCCGACCACCGACACGTCGCCGTCCTTGTCGATGTCGTCGGCCTTCTGGTTCTCCGGATCCCCCAGGACCGCGAAGGCGACCGTGACTGCCCCGTCCTCCGAGAGGGAGAGGTCGACCGCCCGAGCGACCTTCAGCCTCGGCTCATCCATCGTCGTCTGCTCCTCGTCGGTCCCTCCCCGCTCGCCGCGAGTCTAGCCCATCGGGGAACCGTCGAGGAGTAGGATCGTGTCATGGCACGTCTGGACGCCCCCGACCCGAAGTGGTCGGACCGGTATGAGGCCCCGATCTCCCCGGAGGAGAGGGAAGCCCTGCGCCGCGCCGGGGCGACGGATGAGGAGATCGCGGCCCTGGAGGAGGAACGCCTCAGCCGCGTCCGTGCAGGATCCGCTCGTAGTGGAACCCAGGAACGTCCCGGCTGACGTACTCCCACGCCTTGTGCCAATGGTCCTGGGAGGCGGCTGAGTAGATCGCCTTCTCGGCCCTGCCGTAGGCGATCATGTCGAAGTGGCCCCCGACCGACGCGGCGGCACGGGCCTCGGCCTTCTGGGCGGCGATCCAGTCGTAGGTCTCCGAGCGGACCCGGGAGTCGGCCCGCTCGATGATCCTCTGGAGGGTCCCCCTGGGGATGTTGGTCGGGACCCGGGCGATGTAGTCCACGCCCTTGCCCACGACCCGCATCTCCCCGATCTGGTACTCGTGGGCCAGGAGGAGGTCCTGCGGGGAGAACGCCCCCGACCTCTCCCACCCCTCCTGGTAGGCCCCCGGGTGGTTGTGGATGAGGGTCTGCCCCCGCATTGCCTGGAGTTCCTGCTCGGTGAAGTCCACCGACCCGGCGTAGTTGCCCCTGGGGCCGGACCCGAGTTTGTCGACGATGACCCGCCCGTCCTGGTCCACGGCGATGCCCACTTCGTGATCCGGGATGTCCCGGATCCTCTCGCCCTGGACCTGGATCTGCTCATCCCTGGAGAGGGTCGGCTCCGGGAGATCCTGGGACAGGCCCGAGTCGTCCACCTGGAGGGCGTCCTCCTCCTGGACCGCCGCGTCCCCGGCCTCGATCCCCGCCGCCTGGGCCTCCCCCTCGGTCAGGACCACCGGCCCGAACGCCCGCTGGCAATGCGGGTGCGAGAGGGGGTACAGGTCGGCCTCCTCCAGGGTGCGGGTCGATCCGTCCGCGAGGTCGGGGTCGTCATGCTCGGTCCACCCGCAATCCGGGCCGTCGTAGACCTGGACCATCTCGACCAGGCCGGACTCGCGGTAGCCGTTGGTGGCGGCGAGGTTGTAGGCGTTGCCCGACTCGGTGAGGGCGATGACGTGCGCCCTGGACCCCGACTCGCCCCACCCCTGGAGGAGGTCCCGGACGGAACGCTCCAGCACGTCGGGGTTGGATCCCCGCTCGATCTCGGACGCGACCCTCTGGGCGATCATCTCCTGGGACGCCCCGTTGATCTGGGTCACCCTGGTCGCCACGTTGGAGAGGACCGACCGGACCCCCCGGGCGTTGAGGTCGAAGTCCAGCGCCCTCCCGACCTGGGCACCGACCACGTCCGTCCAGACGGTCTGGGTCATGTCGGCGTACTGCTGGTTGAGGAGGCCCCGGAGGATGGACGCCTCCTGCCCCCAGAAGCCGGACTGTTTCACGTGAAACACCGGCTCCCAGGACTTCCCCCCTGGATGGGACGCCATGTAGCGCCGGGACAGCCCGTTGAAGTACGCCCGGTACTGCCTCTCCCAGGCACCCGTGTGGACCTCGACGGCCCTGCGGCGGATCCCGACGATTGCCCTCGGTCCCCGGATCCTCTCGGCCATCGGCCTAGCGACCGGCCAGGGCGTCCATCATGTTCGCCATCTCCTCCGGGGTCATCTGCCCGTTCGCCCCGTTCCCGGTCGGCCCGTTCCCGTTGCCGCCCGCGCTGCCGTCTTGCTGCCCCTCAGCGGGGACGGCAGGGGGCGGCGTGACCTCGGCGGCGGGAGGGGTCCCCGGCTCGGTCGGGGGAACAGGGGACTCGTCCTCCGGGACGGCCACCACGTTGAACGCCCGGAGGTAGACCCGATCCAGTTCCTCGTTCACGGGGAGGCCGATCTGCTGCTTGTAGGTGGCGAGGGTGATGAGGCCCTTGCTCGCGGCATCGCCCGCCCGGAGCCAGATCTTGTTCTGGTCCTCCTGGAGGACCCGGACCTCCGTCACGTCGAAGTCGGAGAGGAAGTCCGATGCCTCCTGGACGAACTCCGGGGTGAGTTGGAGGTCGATCTGGGCGGCGAGGATCCGCTGGGTCGGGATCAAGTTCTCCTCCCACCCGGCCTCGCGGGCCTCGGCGAAGTTGGCGAAGGTGGACCTGTCGAGACCGGCCCCGAGACCGGCCACGATGGCGGGCACGCCCGTGACCCCCGAGACCCGCTCCTCCGGGACGCGGCGGAGGGACTTCAAGTCCATCTGCTGCGGGTTGAACGACAGCACCTGGACGGAGACCTTGCCGGACGTGACCATCGGCTCGCCCCGGTTGTCCCCGGAGAAACGCTCCTTGAATGCCGCCTTGATGCCGTCGGCCTCGGTGTCCCCGATGAACCCCTCCGGGTCCTGGGGGGTGATGACCACTCCCGGGACGCCCATGTTCCGGAGGAGGGAGGCGGAGAAGTTCGCGGCCTCCTCGTCGGTGAACACCTCCCGGATGATCGTCGTCAGCGGGGACTTCCCCTGGCGGATGTTGTCGGGGTCGATCCCGTAGCGGAAGTGGACCACGTCCTCGGGCTCGATCCGGATGGTCTTCCCGGAGTCGGGCGTGTAGGCGTAGTGGGTCAGGTACTCGGACCCGTCCTCGGGCCACTTCGGCTTGATCAGCCCCCAGGGGATCCACCACAACTCGGTGATCGCCCCTCCTGGACCGCCCCGGACCTTGATCCAGACGGCGTTGCCGTGGACCCAGAAGTCCACGATGGTCGCCATCCAGAGCAGGATCCCCGAGAAGTGGGGGTTGGGTCGGCGGAGGAGGTCCACCATCCGGTTCGCCCCCGGGTCGTCGGTCGCCGTCCACTCCCCGTCCTCGTCCCGCTCCCGGATCCGGAAGGGGGCCTCCGGGAAGTTCCTGGCGATCCAGCCGATGGTGGCGGCGACGATGGAGTTGCCCGTCCCGTCCCCGACCTCCGACTCGTAGTCGTACCGCTGCCTCCCGACGAACGCGGACCAGAGGGAGGAGGATCGGCCCTGGTAGGCCATGCGGAAGGCTTTGAGCCCTCCCCGGATGCGCCCGAACACGCTCATGCCAGGTCAGTCCTCCGGACGATGAACGATCCCTCCTGGATGGCGGGGGCCGCGTCCTCCCCGACCCAGCGGTACTGCCAGTAGCCGACCTCGTCTGCCGTCACCAGCCCCTCGTAGGACCCGACGGCGGGGTTCGTGAAGGCGGTGTCCACCGGGGTCGCCGTGGGGGCCGACGGGGGGAGGACCCAGAGGTGCACCGTCGAGGGGTCGTGAGGATCCCCGGTCGCCGGGTCCGTGAACGCTGCCCGGAGGAACACGCCCTCCCCCAGGTCGTAGAGGCTAGCCATCGTCCACTCCCACGGTGAGTCTAGGTCCGTCTGTTGCCCGCCCTCCGGTTCCCTGGTCAGCGATTGTAGTGCCCACGGTCGGCCCCTCATGCACCGTCGGCGGATGCCCGTGGTCGGAGAGGCCCGTCCCCAGGACCGGACCCTCCCTGGTGGAGATCCCCGGGCGGATGACCAGGGGACCCGTCCGGACGCTCGCCAGTTCGGCGGCGATGGCCGAGTCCGAGCCCTGGAGGAGGGCCAGGAGATCCCCGAAGGACTCGAGCCCGCTTCCCGAGTCGGTCGCGTCGATCCGGACGGTGACGGTCGCCCCCTCCGTGGCCGTGCCGGACTCGGACCCCACGGCATCCGCCGTCTCCGCGACGGACGCGGCCTCGGTGGCGGTCCCCGACTCGGACGCCGTGACCTGGACGGAGAGGGAGGCGAGGTCGGATCCGGTGCCCGCCTCGGTGGCGCTCTTGGCACCCCCGGCGTCCACCGTGGCGAGGTCGGTCGCGGCGGCAGACTCGGAGGCGGCGACCTGGACCCCAGGAGGAGAGGAGCCGTCGGACCCCGCCCCCGAGTCTGACGTGGAGACCTGGACGGTGACCGTGGCCGACTCGGACGCGACCCCGGACTCGCTCGCCCCTGCCTGGACCGCCAGGGAGGCCAGGTCCGTGCCCGTCGCGGACTCCTGGGTCCCGGAGAGGGAAGCGGCCAGCGTTGCCGCCTCGCTGCCAGCGGCAGCGTCACCGTGACCCGGGAGGGAGAGGGAGGACAGGAGATCCGTGCCCGATCCGGACTCGGAGGAGGCCAGGGAGGACGCCAGGGACGCCGCGTCCGATCCCGCGCCGGACTCGGACGTGCCCAGGGAGATCCCCGATGCGAGATCGGATCCGCTCCCGGACTCGGACGTGGCGATCCCCACCCCGGAGGTCTCGGTCGAGGATCCGGAGTCGGTCGCCTGGAGTCCGACCCTGGAGGATGCGTCCGTCCCGGTGCCGGACTCGCTGGAGGCGATCCCGACCCTGGAGGAGGCGTCGGTGCCGACCCCGGACTCCTGGGACCCGTAGACCCCGACGGAGGCGACGGCATCCGTGCCCGTCCCGGAGTCGGACGCGGAGACCGAGACCGGGGGAGTCGTGACCGATGCCGTGTCGGTCCCGGCCCCTGAGTCCGTCGCGTCCAGGTGGGCGTCGAGGGAGGAGACCGCGTCCGTGCCGGTGCCCGAGTCGGATGCGGACTTCTGGACCGCCTGCCGGAAGGTGGCGGCGGCGACCGCGAGGCCCGTGATCGAGGTCGTGATCGAGAGGGTCATGACCGCCGTGTCGGCCACGGCGTTCTGGTTCGTCCCGACCAGGGCGGCGAAGGAGTAGTGGTTCTTGCTGGAGGTCCCGTTGTTGGAACCGGCAAGGGTCGGGGTGCCCGAGTTGGAGGTCCAGGTGTCGTTCGTCGCCCTGGAGACCGACCGACGGTCCGACCCTGCGGCGATGAGGAGTTCCCCGGTGGCCTGGTCTACACCGGGAAGGGTCTCCGTGATCGGGGAGGACGTGCCGGTCTGGGTCCCGAACTCGTCCAGGGGAGCGGAGGGATCCGCCCCGCTGTACTCGGACAGTTGGGCGGCGATGACCCCCGACGTGATCGCGGCGATGGTGGGGGCGGCGTCGGATCCAGCCGCCACCTTGTAGTAGACCGTGGCCGAGCAGGAGGTCCCCGCGACCTGTGCCGCGATGGACCACCCGGAGGGGGTCGTCGGGAGGGTGGCGACCGCCGTGACCGTGACGGTGCAGACGAGGAGGTTCCCGGCGACCCGGTTCTCCGACGTTCCCCAGGACGGGGTGACGGCGGCGCTCGCCGCCCCCTGTGTCGCCGTCCCCCTGGACCCGACGAGGGCGATTGCCATGCCTGGACCCTCCAGGGGGGCCGGGGGTCACCCGGCCCCGGACGGGTCTAGGCCAGGGTGAACGTGACCGTCAGCGTCCAGGTGCCGGACGCCTTGGTCCCCAGACCCTCGACCTTGCGGCTGAGCATGGAGGTCGCGCCGGAGGCGGCGTTGAAGATCCCCCACTCGTTCCAGACCCAGTTGGCCTCGCCCGTGGTGAAGTCGGACTGGAAGGTGATCGTCTTGGTGCCCGTGCCCGTCGGGTAGGTGGCGTTCATCCCCTTCCGCAACTTGTTGGTCGCGGCCTGGAGGTCCGTCTGGTTGGTGGCCCAGGCGGTCGCGCTGTCACCCACCCCGAGTCGGGCGTTGGCGTTGGAGAACGCCGTGATGGCGACCCCGATCATCCCGTTCAGGAGGTTGATGATCCCCGAGTCCACCAGCGCGTTGTAGTCGCCCTCGACCACCTCGTAGGGGGCGACATAGGCCTTGGCCCTCTCCCGGGCGGCGACCTCGTCCATCCCGGAGGCCAGGAGGTCCCCGAACAGGCGGTCGTACTCGTCCGTCCGCTTCTCCACGACCGCATGGGTCATGACCTTCACGAACTCGTGGTGCGGGTCCTTCGGCAGGACGATGGTCTCAGTCACCCTCTGTCTCCTCAGTACGCCGAGATCGAACGCCGCTCCCGGGCCAGTTCGGTCAGAGCATAGACGGTGGCGTCGACGCGATCATCGTGATCCGACGCGACCGGGAAGGAGGTCTGCTGCTCCTCCAGGACGGGGAACACGCCGACGTGGTGGACCCTCCCCTGCTCGTACAGGGCCACGACCGGCTCCGCCCTCAACGCCTTGGCCTTCTTCGCATGGATCGTCACGATCCTCGGCAAGGCCCTCCCCGTCCTGGAGCATACCGCCCGGAGGACGGCGGAGACCATCTCCCCGCCCTGGTTGGTCTCGGCCACGATGACGTTCGCGTCGTGCTGGTCGTACAGGGCGAGGACCCTGGACCCCCAGGTCTCCGGGGAGACCCTGAGGCCTTCTGCGGCCAGGAGGTAGTAGTGGGCGTCCGTCCCCTTCCCGGCGACCGACACGGCGGTCTCGTCCGAGTCTGGACCGTGGGTCGTGGCGGGATCCACGGCGACCGCGACCCGGGTGAACGCCGGATGCTCCTGGACCCGGGCGTCCTCGATCATCGCGCCCGTCCAGAGCGCCCCCTCGATCTCCTCCAGGATCTCCGCGTGCAGTTCCTGTCGGCCCAGGCGGGTGCCCTCGTACCGCTGGACGATCTCGGACAGGAAGGCGGGCGCGAGGTTCGCCTCGTTCTCGTAGGTCGATCCCCTGGTGATGACCACCCTGCCCAGGGGGTCCCTCTCGAGCCGTGCCCTGTCCCGGAGTTCCTTGATCAGCCGCGTCGGCTTCGGCGTGGTCGTGATCATCGCCTGGGGGGATGCCCCGATCCGGAGGCCGAGCATCGCCATGTCCCACGCCTCCGGGTACCGCCACGCGGCCAACTCGTCTGCCCAGATCTTCTGGTGCTGGGGGCCTCTCAGGCGGTCCGGCTCGTCGGCTGAGTAGACGGCCCCGATGGACCCGGAGGGGAACTCGATCCGGCGTCGGTTGCCGATGTACCGGGCGGGGCGGTCCCTGGGGAACACGGCCAGGATCCCGCTCTCCCCGTCGATCATGATGTCCCGTGCGTCGTCCATCGTCGGGGCGATGAGGGAGATCCTGGAGAACCGCTCGGACCAGACCCGGCAGGACTCGGCCCCCGTCCTCGTCTTCCCCCACCCGCGACCGGCCAGGATCAGCCAGACCCGCCAGTCGCCCTGGGGGATCCTCTGCTCCGGACGGGACGCCCTGGGCCAGTCGAACCCCCTAGCGGTCCTCCTCCTCTCCCTCTCCGCCTCCACCAGCGCCAGCAGAGCGGAGTCGTCGGGCGAGTCGGTCAAGGTCATCGTCTGTCATCCCCTCCAGGACCCCTGCGATCTCCAGGGGGATCGCGCCCCCTCCAGGACCGGAGACCTCCGTCCTCTCGGCGTAGTGCTTGGACCACCTCATGCGGAGCCACGCCTGGGCGGCTTGCCAGGATCCACGGTTGACCGCCGCGCTCCGGATCGTCCCGATGGTCAGGAGGTGGATCTCCGCCTCCGCCTTGCGGACCCTCTCGGCAAACTCGGCGTACAGGTCGGTCCTGGGACGGTCCTTGTCCCGGTCCTCGCCACGGGCCATCCACTCCCAGAACGTCGCCGGGCGGATCCCCTGGGACTGTGCAGCGACCTCCAGGGGCGCGCCGGTCTTGACGGCCAGCACGATCTTGTCGGCCACTTCCTTCGTCAGCCTCGTCTTCCTCGGCATGGGGTCACTCTACGCCAGCCCGGAGGAGGGGGACCCGCCCCAGGCGGTCCAGGTACGCCTCCATGCCGGGGGACAGGAGCCCCGTCCTCCTCCACTCCCCGTAGGCCCGTATGACCAGCGCCGCGCAGAGGAGGTGCAGGGGGATCTCCGGGGATCCCTGGAGGCCGGGGGCGACCCCCGATGAGGTCGAGGGCGTCCCGCACCAGCAGCACGTCCCCTTCGGCGTCCCGTCCCTGGAGAGGGAGCCCCGGATCTCAGGCACAGGTCGCCGCCCACCGGATGAACAGGACCCAGAGGACCAGGGAGACCCCCGATCCCAGGGCGAAGGCGATCCCCAGGAGGACGCACCCGAACCAGAGCCCGTCCTCCTCCCGAACCGCGTCCCCGCGCCTCGGCTCACCGTCCATGGGCCACCTTCCAGCACTTGCCGTGCCACCGGACGGTCCACCCGTGGGAGACCTCCCACCCGGATCGCTGCCAGGGCCAGATCCGCCCGCCGCAGTAGTCGCACCGGCTCACAGCACCTCCCTCCCCTCCGGGGGGACTCCCCCGAAGTGGTCCTCCACGTCCTCCCGGGCGATGGGGCCGGTCTCCCGGAGGATCCGGACGGGCTCGGCCTCATAGGCGTCGGCGATGGCGTCGGCATAGCCTTGGGCGCAGGGTGTGTCGACGTGCATCCCGCCGCCGCAGATGGCCTTGTGGAGCGCATCAGCCAGCCGCTCGCGGTCCAGCGCCGGGGCGGGCGCGGGGTCGCTGGGGGCGTCCTGCTCGGCTGCGATGCCCATTCGGGCGGCGACGTTCGCCAGAACGCGGGTGAACTGCTGGATCAGGGCGATGGTGATCTCGTCTTCGATGGCCCACACGCTCCCGGCACCGTCGGTGCCCATCCACCAGTAACGGCGCTCGTCGTCGGGCTCGGCCATCGGGTCCTCGCCCCAGTAGACGCCGCAGCGGGCGAGCAGGCCGTCGGCGGCGAGCATCCGGTGGATGGCCTCCGCGTCCAGCGCCGGGGCGGGCGCGGGGGCGGCGATCACCGGATGGCCGTTGGGGCACCAGCCCACGTCCTCGACGGACGCGCCGCACTCCCTGCACGTCAGCGCCGGGGCGGGCGCGGGGTCGCGGGCCGCCTCCAACTGCTCGACGCGGCCCATGAGCCGCGCCTGCTCGCGGAGCAGCCTGACGTTCTCCTCCTCGCCCAACTCATACTTCCGCTGCCAGTCCAGCGCCGGGGCGGGCGCGGACAAGCCAGCGCGGTTCGCCAGATCGGGGCCGAACATCGGATCGACGTTGCTGGCGATGATGGACGAGGCACCGAACTCACTCGGCCCGATCCGCTCGGTAGCGATGATC